GCAGGGAGAGGTGGACTGCGAATGGCAAACGGTGGAGTATTCGCCAAGAACAAGATCGTGCCTTATGCCAAAGGCGGCATCGTCGACAAGCCCACAATGTTTGCCTACGCCAATGGTGGTGCTGGTCGTTTCGGGCTCATGGGTGAAGCTGGTCCTGAGGCGATCATGCCCTTGCAACGCGGCCCTGGTGGCAAGTTAGGTGTTCAAGCTTCTGGCGGTGGTGGCGTTTCAGTTGGCAACATAAACATCACAGTTGAAAACACAGGCGATCAGCTAAACCCTGCGGCACAAAAGCAGCTAGCTGGCCAGGTCCAAGGTATCGTGTTATCAACGCTGGCTAATGAGCGTCGCAGTGGAGGAATGCTCTGATGACTTATCTGGCCTTTAATGACATCAAGCTTGAGCGGACTACTTCCGTAAAGACGACTTCAAGAGTGCAAAGGGCACAATTTGGGGATGGCTACAGTCAAGTGTTGACTGACGGGCTGAATACAGACGTTGAAAGGTGGGATTGCACCACCGGACTTTTGACCAATGAAGAGGCTTATTCAATTGAAAGCTTTCTGCTTTCTCAAAAAGGCCAAGCAATTAACTGGATCAGCCCTTTAAACACTAAGACGTTTTCGAGGCCATTTGCTTCTGGCAAGCTGAAGCTTGGCTATACGAATCTAAGCGCATTGACCTTGACTGGTTTCACGAGGCCAACAAATTACACAGCGAATATGGTCACGGGTGACTTGACCTCTGCCACTGGTGCATCAGGTATTTCTGATGGAACGGTGGTCGCAATCTCGCTAACTCTTGCGGCGAGAAATTATCTTCTTGATGATGGTTGGACTTTGACGCCAGAGACGCCAGCTTATGCCCGAATTAAGTTTGGACTTACGCAGGTCTATGTATGACGCAAGCGCCTCCTAACGCTGAAGCTTTTAAGCCACAGTTGCCGCAGATTATTGATCTGTTTACGCTCGACATCACACCAATCCTTCCAACTGGCTCGTCAGATCAAGCGATTTACAGATTTGCGAATTGGTCACAAGTTAATGGCGCTGATGTTGTATACCAAACGAACACTTATACAGCGTTGCCTCTAGAGGCATCAGGCTTTGAGCTAAACACCAGAGGGCAGCTGGCGCGTCCAAGCTTGACGTTTGCAAACGTAGGTCTTGGCATTACGGCTTTGACCAACACTTATGAAGACCTTGTTGGAGCAACGGTTCAAAGGATTCGCACTCTTACTACCTATCTTGACGGTGCTGAAGCTGCTGATCCAAACGCTTACTGGGGGCCAGACGAATGGGTCGTTGAGCAAAAAAGCGGTGAAAATAAGTTAGCGGTATCTTTTCAGCTAACAATTCCGTTTGACCTTGAGGGGCGTTCATTGCCTGGTCGCAGGCTATTGCGTGAGCAATGTCAGTGGAGATACAAAAGCAATATAGGTTGTCATTATGACGGGAGTGCTTTTTTTAACGCTAATGATCAAAGCGTTGCCAGCAGTGGTGATGATGTCTGCGGCAAACGTTTGACCAGTTGTCAACTAAGGTTTGGCAGTACGTCAAGGTTGCCGTTTGGCGGCTTCCCTGGTCTTACGGACGCAATGGGTTAAACGATGCTTTCTCAGTACAGCAATCCAATCACAGTCGAACAGCAAACAAGCATTCGTGCTTATGCAGAAGCCGCTCATCCTGTTGAGGCTTGTGGCTTTGTTCTTACTAATGGAACGGTTGTTGAATGCACTAACACCGCAACACAGCCTGACACGTTTGTGATCAGTGCGGAAGAGACTGCTTTGTACTTAGACGATGCTGTTGCTTCGTGGCATAGCCATGCGGATTACGCAAGCGTGAGCTTTGCGGACATCAATGCTTCTAAAGCCTTGAATCTGCCTTATGTAGTTTTCAACTGTGCCAGCACAGAGTTTTACTACTTTGATCCCAGCCAGTCAGCAGGCTTGGCGGGGCGTCCGTGGATGTATGGCGGTTATGACTGCTATTCAGCTGTGCGTGATTGGTATTCGCAAGAGATGGGCGTCGAGATGGCTGATTATGAGCGTTTGTATGAAGGCGAATGGGCGCAGCGAGGCTTTACGCATTTTGAGGACAACTTCGCGGCTGAAGGTTTTATCAGGATCCCTATGACCGTTGATCTGGAACGTGGGGATGTGTTGCTGTTTCGGATCAGAAATGACCACACCTGTAATCACGTTGCAGTCCTTGAGGATGTAGAGGCCAACCGGATTTATCAGCACTTGGTTGACCGGGACTCAGCGATAATGGCTTACAGCGGCTATTTCCGCGATAATACGTTCATGGTTCTGAGGCGCAACGGCTAATGGTTACCATCCGGTTATTAGGAGAAGCTGGCCGTCTTTATGGGCGTAGGTTCCAGCTTGCTGTAAAGACACCTGCCGAGGCTGTGAGGGCATTGTGTTTGCAGATTCCTGGCCTTAGGCAGTATCTGCTGGAGTCAGGCGAAAAGGGGATTGCCTGGCGCGTTGTGACTGATCACGCGGAAGGTCTTGATGAAGATCAGATGTTGTGGCCGATGAGCAAGAGGTTGGTGCTGGCTCCGTTACCGGCTGGCCGTGGTGGAGTGGGCAAGATTATTGCTGGTGTGGCGTTGATTGCGCTTGCGGTTTTGCTTTTGCCAGGGGCTCCTTTAGCGCTTGGCCTTGGTTTTTCTATTGGAGGTCAAGTTGTCACGGTAGCCGCAACAATTGGTCTTGGGCTGGTTTTTCTGGGCGTATCAGAGCTTTTAACGCCAACGCCGAAGATGCCCAATGTCAAAGGGATTGGCGGGGCTAGCTCTTCAGGTCGTGATAGGGACGAACAGCTAAACAGCTTTGCTTTTGATAAGTCGAACGCGAATACAGTGCAGGGAGAAGTGGTTCCTGTTCTCTACGGTGAACGCATCATTGGTGCGCTTCCAGTTTTGAGCTTTGGCCTTGAATTGCAAAACTATCTGTGATGGACGATCAAACTCAAGCGAATAGCGTAGAAGTCAGCGGCGCTGGGGGTGGTCGCTCTAAGCCTCAACAAACTGTTGTCCAGCAAACCATTGTTCAGCCTACGGCTAGACAGCCAGTAGTAGCGGCTAATAACTTATTCTCAGTTGCATTTGCAAAAACAGTTTATGCAACAAGCGAAGGCGTTCTTGAAGGTTTCCCCAACGGAATCAGCAAGGACGTTTATCTTGATGGCGTTCCAATCCAAAACCCAGATGGAACGAATAACTTTGATGGTTTTGATCTTGAATCAAGGCTAGGAGAAGACGAAACTCAAACGCCTATAACAGGATTTAGTACAACTGAGAACACTGTTGGCGTCAACGTAAACGTCACTCAGGCTGCCGGTGCGGTTACGAGAGCTATTACGGACACAGACACCGAACGTTGCCGGATAATTATCGCCCTCCCTGCCTTGCAGGCTCAAAACGAACAAAACGGTGATGTTTCTGGGACGAGTGTTCAATTTAAGATTGAGGTTAATTCAAACGGTGGCAGTTTTGCGACCATCTCTTCGCCCACTATTAGCGGAAAATCAAACAGTGAATTTCAAAGAGCTTATGAGTTTGCATTACCTGGCAGTGGCGCTTGGAATGTAAGAGTCACAAGACTGACGTCTGACAGTAGCAGTGGCTCTATTCAGAACACAATTAATTGGCAGAGTTTTGTAGAGATTATTGATGAAAAGTTTGCTTATCCCAATACCGGGCTGGTTGCGTTAAAGGTTGACGCAAGGCAGTTCAATACAATCCCTGATGTATCAGTAAAGCTTCGAGGGAAGCGCGTTCAAGTACCTACCAACTATCACGCTCCAACTCGTTCCTACTCTGGGTTGTGGGATGGAACGTTTCAGATGGCATGGACTGATAATCCCGCTTGGATCTTCCGTGACATCGTTCTGAACGAACGCTTTGGCGTCAAACGCTATGTCAGCTCTATTGCTATTGACCCTTGGTATCTTTACACTATTTCTCAATACTGTGATGAGCTTGTCCCTAATGGCAACGGTGGAACAGAGCCTCGATTTACTTGCAATGTTTATTTGCAAAATCCAGGATCAGTTTATCAAGTGCTTAATTCGCTTGCCTCCTGTTTCCGGGGTCTGCTTTATTACAGCGAAGGTGAGCTGTATTTAACGCAAGATCGAGAGCAAGACGTTGTTCAACAATTTAGCGAAGCCAATGTTATTCAAGACGTAGGTGAAGATGGACAGGTCGCTTCACCGTGTTTTAGTTATACGGGTTCAGCTAGGTCAGCACGCAAGACCGTAGTTTTAGCAAACTGGGATGATCCCACTCAAGTTTATTCAAGCGTTACAGAGTATCAGCAGGATGATGAGCTGCTAGACAAGTTTGGGTATAACCCTGTTGACCTTCGCTTGATTGGCGTTACGTCTCGTGGTCAGGCTTTGAGAGCGGCTAAGCATACGCTTTTCAGCGATAGATACGAAACAGAAAAAGTTAGTTTCCGTATTGGAGCGGAAGGCATTGCCGCTGGTGTTGGCGAAATCATCAAAATTAGCGATCCATTAAAGCAAGGCCAACGTTTAGGCGGTCGCATCGTAGCTGTTGACGGAAACTTTATTACTGTTGATGCAGTGCTGACGTTATCTGGTGGAACGGCTTACACGCTGACTGTTGTGATTCCTGGAGGGGATACAACTACAAATCCCGATAACTCAATCAAGGTAAATCCAGAACTAAAGGTATTAAATGTTGTCGGTTCTACTGTTGGCGAATCGACGACTGTAGTCCAAGTCGACTCAGCGGTGGCAACGCAAAACGGCGCCTTATGGGTTCTTGAGTGGATATCGATGAAAGCAGCAACTTATCGGATCATTTCAGTCTCGGAGATAGAGCCTCTGATGTATCAAGTAGAAGCTATTCAATATAACAGCAGTAAATATGGCTATGTTGACAACAATTTACCAGTTGCAATACCGAAGGATCGATTCACCGTTCAGCCTGTAGGCGTGCCTACAAATGTTGCGGGCGTCCTTCAATATTCAAACGGTCAAACATCAGTTCAGGTTTCATGGCGTGCTCCCCAAACGAACAATTCAGTTGATTTGTTGGTACGGGGGTACCGTTACCAATGGAGAAAAGTCAACGATACAGAGTGGTCAGACGTTGCTCAAGTACAGGCTACAACTGTTGAAATACCCCTTTTAGCTCATACCTTTGGCAACACTTATCAGACTAGGGTGTCTGCAATAAATCGTCTAGGCAGCCAGTCCGATTGGGTTGTTTACGAGGTTAATTCCTTCCCTGCCATTCCAGATTTAAGCAGTGCTGGTTTTGGCGCAAGTGTTACACACGCTAATCAGCCAGACGGCACTCAGCTGGTTATTGTCGATTCTGGTACGTGTCCAATTCTGCCTCGTATTAATGGTTTTAGATGTTGGGTTAAGCCTCGCAACCTTTCGTCAGGCGAAATCCCAGGCGTCAAACCGCCAAGCGCTGATGGATGGTACTTCTTAACTGACATTCCGCTAACGGGCTATTACAGTATTGCGTTTCATGCTCCAGACACCTATGACGTTCGCGTCAATTTTACAAGTGCAATTTTTGGCGAAGAACCGACTAACTATATCTATGACGTTGTAGAGCGTGATGAGATTGCTCCACCAACGCCTAGCAACTTTAGTGTTGTTGAAAATCAAGACAGCAGCGGGAAGCGTTTTAGCTGGCAACTGCCTACCACTGAATACGGCAGCTGGGATCAAAACATTGTTGCTGATATTGTGAGCTATGAGGTCAGATATAAAAAAGGATTACTGGCAACAAATATTATCGGTTTCGAAGTTGCAACTGATCTCATTACAGTCAAGACATCGACAGTTGTTGGTACACGAGTCAACCAGCATTTGCTAAGTGCTGGCGATGCGATTGTGTTTGCTGCGTCATCCGGCACTTTGCCGACTGGGATTGTTGACGGAACAACTTATTACGTTGCAAGTGATGGGTTAACAAGTACAGCATTTAAAGTCAGCGCAACAAGTGGTGGCACCGCTATTAACTTCACGGGCACTGCTACTGGAACGTACAACGTTTCAGGGCCGACGGACTTGAAAGCTCGATTGGACATTACTGCTTCCTGGGGTGCTGGGCTTGAGCTTGCCTCTGGTGGTTTGCCTGCACAACAACAGTGGTTTGAAACCAGTTTGTTTGACACTGGCAGTTCCGTAGTGATGGTTAAATCTGTTGATGCAACGCAATGGCGTGCAGATGTTCCGGCATATGTGTTGGTAAATATTGGCGCTCCTCCGGTCAGCAATGCAGTTCAAACAATTAACGCAAGCCTGCCTTCAAGTACGTGGCCTGGAACGTATGACAACTGTTCTGTTGTTGGCGGAAACCTTGTCCAAACAAACCCAACACTTGACAGCTATTTCACTTGGAATTTTGACAACAATAACGCTTCAAGTGCATTATTGTTTTCCACCACATCAACGGCAACTTATTCACACTCACTGGTGGCCTTGACGGGCGAGGCAACTGAAATAGTGCAAGAGGACGCCTTTAACGTCCTCTTAGAAGACAAGCCCCTTGTCATAAATGTTGCAAATAATAATTTCTCAATTCAAAAGAATGGGGCCACTGTTAATCATGACTTGAACCTTAACGACACTGTGCAATTTGTTGCTGTCTCTGGCTCATTGCCAACAGGCATATCAGCAAGCACTGTCTATCACGTTGTTTCTACTGACTTAACACTTACGACTTTCCGAGTTGCTTCTAGTCAGGGAGGCACTGCAATTACGCTGAGCGGGTCGGCGTCTGGGACGTATGCAGCTCGCGGATTTAAACTATTAGGCGAGCAGCGATATTACAACCCAACAGAATTGGCAAACGGTGGCGTTGTTCACCCTTACGCTCCGTTTGAGAAGTTGCTTGGTGATGTGTATCGGGTTGAAACTCGTTTCAAAAGTCCTGATGGCGGAACCACTGCTGGCAAT